CTCGCGTGGATACATGCTCGGCTGGGCGGCCGCCATCGGGGCCATGTTCAGCTTCGCCGCCAACTACCTCATCAAGCATCTCTCGTAAGGACACACCATGCCTACCGACATCATCATCGCCACGGATAAGCCGAAGTATCAATCAAGCGGATTGGTTGCCGCAACATCTGGATCGGCCTATACGGCGATTTCTCCGACAACCACGACGCCAACCACAAGCGGACAAAATTTCCTCGTCCCATCAAATCTTGGCGATAAGCCAAGCCTGTTTCGGGTGATGCCATTTTCAAGCGTGAATAATGCAACAGCCGTCGGAATGCGCGTGGTTGGCTGGACATCGGCGTCCGTGCCGGTTGAATACACGAATTTGCTGACGTATAGCCAGGAGTTCGACAACGCGGCATGGATCAAATCCAACCTTGCGGTTACTGGTGGTTCAATCAATGCCGTTACTGCGCCCGATGGCACGCTCACCGCTGACAATGCGTTGGAAACGGGAGCAACCGTAAACCACTACATCGGACGAGATACCGGATCGCCAGGAACAGCCACGACGATTCGCACGTTCTCGGTGTTTGTGAAGGGTGGTCTCGGTCGCGACCATGTGTCGGTTTGTGCTGGCAATGCTTCTAGTGGGCCTTATTACACAATCACTGTCAATCTGAACACCGGAGCGGTCACCCAGGCTGATCTTGTCAATACTGGTACCTGGTTCACCACCACGCCGAGCAATACCGTTACAAGTGTCGGAAACGGCTGGTATCGCATCACGATCACGAGCCGTCTTACGCAGTATTACCTCATCAGCCCACAAAGCACGGCAACCCCGACAAGTGGATCGAATTGGGGTCTTGGGTCATATGCCAGCGATGTGACAAAGGGCGTTTCATTGTGGGGTGGGCAACTTGAGAATGGAAGCACCGTTTCTCCGTATGCGGCTACTACGACGGCGGCAGTTATTGCGGTCAACAATACGGTTCCACAGGTACAAATGTGGCTTCCGACGATCATTGGCGAGTTCGATCTTACGTACTCAACCGGGACAGTCCCAAATGCGACGACCGGCGGAAATAACTACTACTTGTTTTCTAGTGCGTCACAGGTTGGAATCAGCCCGGACGCCTCCATGTATCGACCGGCCGTATCTACAGCAACCAGAACAGAACCAGCATCCGTCATGGTTGATCCGGTTGGCTCACAATTGATCCAGCTTCAATTCAAGGCAGACAGCGGAACAATGGGCGCATACTGGTACATGATCTAATGAGAAACAGACTGTCCAAAACTCCACGCAGGTTTCGCAGACCAGGAATAGAGGAGTATTCGGCTGGTAGTGTGACCTATTACGCGCCGAATCATGCAAACCTGACGGTCAGCGACTATTCAACGATCAGCATTCAGGATGCAACGCGGCTGCGGTTTTCCCGACCGATCACGGACGGCAATGGATTTCAGAATGCTGCCCCGGCGGCAAGGGCCAGTTTCGTCACGACATCGACGCGGCTGATCCTGACCGTTGAATACAACGGATTGGTTACTAGATCGGAAAATGCCGCAAATGTTCGTGACTTGTTCAGCGTCGGTGCTGTTACCAGTGACGGTACGGAGGTCGGAACATTCAGGTGGCCGAATCTGATGACCGATGTTGGTGTTGTCCAGGCGGTATTTGCTCTGCCGAGCGGCAGCAAAACCGTGAGCATCGTTTGGCCGTATTGGATCGGAATGGATCTATTGCAGATCGGGCTAGACAAAGGTTCAACATTCACGGCGGCGACTAGGCCAACAACGAAACTAGCTCTCTGCGGCGACTCAATCACGCAAGGGGCAACGGTTTCAAAGATTACCGCCGGATGGGGGTATCAACTCGCGCAGTTGAAGAACTGGCAGGTCATCAACTACGCCAATGGAGGCGCGGTTGCGAACGCGGCCCATGCAACCACGGCGCTGACTGGATCAGGAGCGAGCCGCGTGTTCTACATGATCGGATACAACAATTTCGTGGCGCAAACCGCAACGGCGACATTCCAGGCCGCCGTGGAGGGTTGGATCACGAATGCGCGAGCTGCATTGCCATCGGCAGCAATCTACGTGGCCTCGCCCATTTACTCGCCAAACACGAACACGATCACGCTGGCACAGTATCGAACCGCAGTTCAGAATGCAGAAACCGCGGTAGGTGATGCCAACACGTTCTACATCGATGGTCTGGCAATGATGACCAACAACAACAACAGACTGTACGAGGGTGCAAGTGGCGTTCACCCGAACGATCTTGGAGCCGGTGAGATTGCCACATATCTATCAACGGCCATAACGTGAGAATCCTGCTCGCGGTTTTGTTGCTCGCCGCCTGCAACCCGGTTGCTCGCATCTCCGCGAACGCGACGGCGATCCGCAACGAGGCCGGGGCGCTCATTGACCACGGGAATGCCACGGGCGATCAGGTCGTGGTGCAGGGCGCGACCCGCATCGACGAGCACGCGGCGGCGATCCACGGCGACATCCCGTCCGTGCAGGCAGTCACGCCTGCGTGGCTATCTACCCTCCAGTGGTGGGGCATCGCGCTAGCGGTCGCTGGCATCGCGTTCCTCGCCTGGAACTCTGGAATTGGGACGTTTGTTCGCATCGCCATAGGGTGGTTGCCTCGCCGAAAGGTGGCTATCGCCGACCTCGCCGCAAGTACACTAGACCCCTCCCGTCCCGAGGGGGACAGGGAGCTCGTAGCCGCGCTTCGGGCGGACCCGGAGTTCGATGCGGCGTTCAAACGCGCCAAGGGGCGCAAACAGAAAGGCGCGACATGAGTGAGTTTCTCGGCAGCATTTGGTTCGGCGTGATGCTTGCGCTAGCGGGCTACCTCGTCGGCAACGTCATGCCCATCGGCAAGCTGATGGACATGTTCAAGTCAAAGTGACCAGCCCCGAGGCGTTCGCGCCTACGGCACTGCGGGCGGGCGTGGCCTACGGGCTGCGCCCGCTGTGCCAAATGAAAACCCCCGCCCGGATCTCCGTCGTGAGGAGCCGAGCGGGGGGAGGAGAGGATGACAGGATTAGCGAATCCGCAGGCTCGTGCCCCGTGGCAGGAGCGTCACACCGGGGATCGTAGCACCCGCTGCCAGCGCCTCGCGTAGCGCGGCCTTGTCGGCCTCGACGCGCACGGCCTGGTACTTCTGCGGGAGCTGCTCAGGCGGCACGGTGACCTCGAGCGGCTGCGCCCCGCCGTTGGCCTGCACCGACAGGCGGAACCGCGCCGTCTCAAGTTTGCCCTTCCCGGTGGCCTCCATCGCGTCCTTGAGGCGCTGCTTGAGGCGGTCGGCGAGCGCCTCGTCGGCGGCGGCCAGTTCGCGCATGCGCTTGGCCTCCTCGGCGCGGCTGTCAGCGCGGCTGCGGAGCGACTGGATCAGGGCGGCGTAGTCATCGGCCTTGGCCTCGAGCTCCTCGTTGAGGCCGGCGAGCGCCTCGTCGAGTGCGGCCTGGGCCTCGGCGGTGTCTCCAGCGCCGTCGAGGATGGCCTCGACGAGGGTGGCGATTTCGGTCTGGATGGCGTACAGGTTCATGGTATGTCTCCTCGTATGGTCAGAAGGGAAGATCGTCGGCGTCGATGACGGCGGCAACGGGTGCCGGTGCGGGAGCGGTGCGGATCACGCGCATGATGGTGAGCGCACCCCCGACGCGGGCGATATCAAGCCGCAGCTCGCTGTCGATGGCCTGCTCGCACAAGTCGGCGTACTCGGCGACGGTGGTGGCGATCCAGGCGGTGCCGTGCTCGCCGGCGGCCTGCACGGCGATGGGCTTGCCGGGACGGCGCACCACGCGCTGGATCAGGAACAACCCCTCGTACTCCTCAGGGTAGGAGTCAGCGGGCGCGGGCGCTGCCGGGACGACCGGGACGGGCGCAGGGGCCTCCTGCGCGGCTTTGCGCTTGCGGACGGGCTTCGGGGCGTCCTCGGACACGGGCGCGTCCTGGGGCATCGTGGCGGCTTCCACGACCTCGGGGGCCGGGGCGGGCAGAGCTGCGACGGCCGGGACGGCAGGGGCTGCCGGCGGGTTGTCCTGCTGCGCCATCTCCTCGGCGGTATAGAGGCCAGACAACTCAGCAGGGAACGCCTTGCGGAGGGCGAGCGCCTCGGCGCACTTGGCGATCATTACCGTGGGCATCTTGCCCCACATGGCGGTGAGGCCGCCCTCCTTGTTGCGCTGTGCGTACTCGCGGAACAAAGCGACAGAGGTGACCGCCTCGACGAACCCCTTGCGGTAGACGCCGACGCGGGCTGCCGCTGGCGGCTCGTCGTGCAGCCACACGTCCACCCAGACCCCGTCCGTGCCGCAGTAGGCGACGGCGGTCTGACCCGCATATTCGCCGCTGCGCTGGGCGACGAGGCGAAAGCCGTCGATGCTGACCTGGGTCTGCATCACCTCGCGGCGGCTACGGCTGTCCCACCGCTTCACGGCGTAAATCTGACGGGCGAACGGGTCGAGCCCGGTGCGGTCGCAGACGCTGAAGAACAGATCCATCTCGTCGCGGCTCGCGCCCGCGCAAAGGGTGCGGGCGAGCAGCTCGCGCTTCTCGTCATCCAGTCGTGCCAGTGCAGTCATCGTGATTCTCCTCTCGTGACTCGTCGCCTCGGGCACGCGCCCGATCACGACAGGAGAACTATACGGGATCGTAGTGGGTTTGTCAAGCGATCTTGACGGCGACAATCCCGGTCGCGTTATTCCCGCTGGAATTGTTCGGGGTATCCGCACGAAGTACGTCGGACGCAAGTGTCCCAGACGCATACAGGCCAATGGTCGTGGAAGCCGTGAGCGTGATGATCGCATTGCAGCTCAAGGCCGCATAGTTGTTGGCGACGCTGGCGTGATACTGCTGGACGCTTGCGTAGTGCGTCGTCCCAGTAGAAATGCGGATATTGTAATTTCCAGCCGTAGTCGTAGTCCGGCCAATAGTGGCGCTTGCCATGACAAGCCAGCTGCCACTGGCAAGAGTCACCTGCGGACCCACATACCACGTGTTCGCAGCGGCCATCGTCAAATTTGACGCGAGGAATGCGGAAGCGCTTGACAGCGACGGCGCAGGACTCGTGACATTCGTCGGCTCCCAGCGCAGCCCTCCCCACGCAAGCACCTGATTTGTTGTAGCCCCAGATTGTTCTAGATCGGAAACATCGTGGCTATGGCGTGCAGTTGCAGTCTTTGCACTCGTCCGAGGAGTTGACAACAACTCGGCGACTTTGCGCTGAAGAAGATTGTACTTGTGCTCGATCCGCATGGGCGCATGATACCTACGCCCAAACCTTCACAATCGTTTCGGCTCGGTCGCCGTACTCCTTGCATGCCGACAGGATGGCGACCTGCGAATCGTCGGCGTAGACCACCCCGGTCATAGAGTCCAGGGCAGCTCTGCATACCTTGTCGATATCTGGACGCCGTGGCGCGGCCGGCGCGGTCGCCTTCAACGCACCCTTCGCGGTGTAGTGGCTGGCGGGGCGCACGAAGCGGAACAGCAGCTCGACCGCCACGGTCCCCGTCGCCAGCGGCTCGGTCCACGCCTGACGCGCCGCCAGCGCGAACACGGCGCGGTATGGCTTGACCTTGGCCGATGACTCGAGCAGCAGGATGCGCCCGCTCCTTGAACGCACGGCACGCTTCGATCCTTGGGGGGCAGCTTCTCCGGGAACGATAAAGGTAATCATTCTCGCCTCCTGTGGTTCGTCTCCCGCAGGATGAACGAGTTCACTTGTTTCATTGCCTTCGCCAGTTCAAGACGCAGGTACACGACCTCCTGCATCAGTTCGATAGTGAGTGGATCATCGGTCCCGCTGACACGGACGCGGTCCACTACGTCCTCCTCGTGCTCGCCTCTCCCCGGTTGCATCTCATCCCTCGCCTTCGTACAGGATGCGGCTGATGCGATGTGGCAACACGGCCCGCAGTTTGCGTACCTCGTCGCGCAGGGCGCGGATCTCGCGTGCGGCCTCGCGGCGCTCCTCAAGCGCCATGTCCCCCATCCCAGGCCAATACAGATCGAGGCGCTCGAGGATGTCGCGGTCGTTGTGCTCGTCGCCTGGGTCGCTCACTTGCCGTCCTCCTGTCTAAAGCAATCCCAACCACGGACCGTTGCGGTGTCGCGTGGCGTACTGCCCGTGTCCAATCCCTGCCACACACACACCTCCCGCCTCGCCTCGTCGCGCTCGGTAATCAGGTCCATCACAACGCGCTCAAGGCGCACGATCTCATCGGCGGCTTCGTCCATGAGGCACGGCGCGAGGCAGTCGCGGTTCGTTCGCAGGCGGTTGACGATGTCTCGGGTCATAGGATTCCCTTGAGTATGGCTGGCAGGGGCCGGAGAACGCCCCCGGCCCCCGCCTTCTCCAATACACGGCTCGTTCGTTCCTCGGCGGCTTCGCGCTGGAGCTGCTCGATGCAGTCGGCGACGCCGTCGAAGAACCGCGCCTCGGCGCGACAGTGTTCGGCAAACTCGTGGTGCCGGGTGGGCGTGCGCTCGGCAGCGGCGGCACGCTCGTCGGCACGCCGGCGGAGCAGGTGAATGGCGTAGTCGGCGTTCATGGCGTCGCCCCCGGCCCGATGGCGCGGATGTCCTCGCCGATTTCGGATTGAAGGACACGCATGATCTCCAACATCGGGAACCCTTCCGGCACCGATTCTGCGGTGAGGATCTGTGTGCTGTCCACGTACAGCGCAACTACGTTCCACGAGAGCAGCGTCCAGATCGTTCGCACGCGGCTGCCGTGGTAGTGGAAGTCCTCTCGCTGCTCGGCCATCCAGCGTGCGTCAATGGACGCTTGCACTTCGTGTTTGTCGCAATATGCGGCAACCTCTGGGGCATGCTCAAACAGACCGCCGTGCAGCGTCATCGTGATTTCAACGGTTCTCATCGGAGCCTCCACACGCGAATGAGGCGACCGTGCGACGATGGCCGGCGCGACGGCACGACCTGCCCGGTCCACACGAACTTCTCGTCGAAGATGCTGCCACGAGCGTTTCCGAGGTCGTTGTAGTCAAGGCCATTGTGGGCCATGAGGTTCGCTACCTCGTCGCTCGTCACGGTGTCGCCGTCGCGTGCGATGAATGCCGCGAACCCGCGAGCAGTAGCAAGCAGTTCGGCGCGGTTGATGCTTGCGAGCAGCTTGCCGATTTCCTTGCGGCGATTCGCCTCGATGGGGTCGAAGAGCGTCATGCGGCCCTCCGTTCCGTAAGGGCGCGGACGTTCAAAACGCCTGGGTCGCGCAGCGTGTATCCGGTGTGCGGCACGTGCTCGATGCGGACCTTGAACATGGCGCGTGCGCTGCCGAGCAGGTGATTCACGGCCCGTGGGGTCACGTCCCATCGCGACGCAAGTTCCTTGCGAGTCATGGGTCTACGGTCAAGGGCCGCGACCAGCCACAGGATGCGGCGCACGTATTGCGTTTGGTCAAGCCTCACAGGGTCACCTCCGTCTCGGCGTGGACGGACAAGAACCGACGCTCGGCGATTTCCATCTCGATGACGGCGGAGTCGAACTCGTGCTCGGCGTCAAACGGAATCTCGCCCAGGCGGTGGTGAGCCTGCACGACTTCCATGCTGTAAGAGTCGCCGAGCTCCATTGCGCATGCGAGCAGCACGTCGTTATGCCGCTTGCGAAGGTCTGGGCGTTCGATCAGGTTGGTAACGGTGTCTCGAATCTTCATCGTTCTCTCCTCGATGACGTGCGTGTTTTGGCAACGTGCCGCAACCCGCTTGCGTATGTGTAGCCATGCGTATATCGTCAGTCAAGATGGAACCCGTGAGAAATTCCGACAATTTTTTCTTACAACGGGAAATAGGCGGATCGGTTGCTATGGTGCCGTTGGATGGGCGCGACGATCACGCAGCATCAGCCCGGATCGTTCACGGTCGAAATGGACTTCGACGGAGCCGTGCCATCCATTGACTGGTCGCAGGAATACCTGCTGATCTCCGACGCTCACATTGATAACGCCCACGCCGACAGGGGGATGTTCGAGCGCCACATGCGCCAGTGCCGCGAGCGCGGGGCCAAGTGGCTCTCGAACGGAGATTTCCTGTGCCTTTTACAGGGAAAATGGGACCCGCGCAGTGACACTTCGGCCTGCCGGCCCGAGCACCGCGAGGGGCGATACCTCGATGCGGTCATCAATACAACCGCTGACTACCTCGCGCCGTGGGCAGACATGGCGCTTCTGTTTGCACCTGGCAACCACGAAACCGCGGTTCGCAAGCGGCACGAAACAGACATGAACGAGCGCCTGGTCGAGGCGCTCAAGGCCCGGAACAAGGACTGCCGTGCATATGCAGGCAGTTATGCAAACTGGGTGCGGTTCCTTGTGAGGCACAAGAACCGCCGGCAAATCTTCGGGAACAGCGTCGTGATGTACATGCACCACGGCTACGGCGGCGGCGGCCCCGTCACCCGTGGCACGATCCAGACCTCACGCATGGCGGTCTATCTTCCGGACGCCGACGTGATCTGGACGGGCCACACCCACGACGAGTGGATCATGCCGATCCAGCGGGCGCGATTGACCCTGCAAGGGCGACCCTACCTCGACCGCGTGCTGCACGTCCGAAGCCCTGGGTACAAGGACGAGTTCAGCGAGCAGAACGGGTGGGCCGTCGAGAAGGGGATGCCACCGAAGCCGAAGGGTGCGCTGTGGCTGCGGTTCTGGATGGACAACCTTCGCAAGAACGGGGTCGCTAGCCGTACGCTGCGCTGCGAGGTCCGTGAAGCGCAGTAACTGACCGTTTCAGAAGGACAGATTCAGGAGCATCCATGCCAACGCCAGCCAAGGGCAAGCGATTCGTGAAAGTGGTACGGAACCCGGAGACGGGTCGCACTCGCAAGGTTTCCTACGGTCAGGCCGGGAAGGCCAAGAGCGGCGGCGACCGCATCAAGCCAGGGACCGCGAAGGGCGACGCCTACTGTGCTCGCAGCTTCGCTCAGATGAAGTCGCACCCTGCGGCGGCACGCAACCCGAACAGCCCGCTGCGGCTCTCGCGTGCGAAGTGGAAGTGCAGCGGCAAGACCTCGAGAGGATAAACATCATGGCAAAGAAGACAGCAAAGCGCGGGCTGTACGCGAACATCAACGCACGGCGCAGGGCTGGCACCAGCCGCCCGAAGTCGAAGTCCACCGTGAGCCCCTCGGCATACAAGGCGATGAAGCGCGGATTCAAGTGAGGCACCCATGCGCGTCCGACTCGGCGGCAAGTACTGGACGCTGCGGTTTAGCCCGAACCTGCACGACTTCGGCGACATGGTCGATCCAGGACGTGCCGCCGGCCGCGTGCTGCGCGTTGCCACGTGGCAGAGCGAGCAGGAGCGGTTGGACACGACTCTCCACGAAGCCATACATTGCTGCCTACCCCAGTTAGACGAGAAGGCCGTCACCGACCTGGCGAATGACCTATCTCGACTGTTGTGGAAGCTCCGGTACAGGCGCGAGCAGTGATGTTCAAGAAAGTGGAAGTTGCGTACACGTTATTGCGATGTGTACGTTCGATCACTATTCACCCCAGTACACGTCCTCGCCTCGGCGGTATCTGGCGAGGTCGCCGTCGCGCTTGCACGACGTGAAGTGCTTGTCGAGGAATCGGCAGTAGTTGTTGGGGAAGAGCAGGTACCTGCCGCCCGTTCGCTCGATGAGGTTGAGCGGCTTGTGCTCTTGCGGGTAACGACTGAACCCGTCACTCCAGTCGATGACGATTCCGGTATGGCGCCCGGAGAACCCGAGGTCGGCGTTGGTGCCCATCACGGACAGCCCCTCGAGGTACTCAAGGTGCAGCGCCTCGACGTGGTCGCCCATCGCGCCCCAAGGCTGGAGGTCGCTCGGCTCGCATACATCAGGAAATGGCTCCAACTCGAACGCCTTTGGGTCGTGCGCGAGCTTGTGCAACGGGACGCCGCACCATTCCGCGCCCGTCTCGAGCAGGACGTGCGCCATCACGATCTGGCCGGGGCGGGCGTAGATCGCGTGCCAGATGCCGCGTGTCGTGCCGGCGGGCATGCTGGGGCCGAGGGCTGTGTTGCACACATGCACATACAGATGAAACGGTAGATTCGCGTGGCGAGGCATATGCGTGATGATATACTTCGTATGCGGAGATGCGGGAGTGCGGGAGTCGGAGCCCTATGACCCGCAAGGGGATCGCCAGAAGGCCGCGAGGTACGACGCGATCCAGCGCAACCTTTGGGGTAATGACAACCTGCCGCCGAGGGACAGACCAGGCGAAGTCCGGGTGCTGTCTCACGTGACGAAACCTCGGTCACCGGAGCGGAAGTGCTACAGATCCGCACAAGTGTTGGCGCGTGAATATGCGTGAAGCAGCGTGAATATGCGTGAAGCCGTGGCAATGATGAACAACCGGAACTCTTCCCGAATTAGTCGGGATTACTTGAGATTGCGTTGCGACTGGCCCTAAATAAGGGAACTACTAGTAGTTACTTATTCCCGTTTGCGGGAACGTAGCCGTTCTGTATGCGTTTCGGTGAACGCATACAACTTTCGGGGGCGGATGGAGCTGCGGTAAGCAAAACAGCCCCGCGTAAGGGGCTGCATGGTGAACTTCAACCTGTTCACTCGCCTTGCGGCGCCCGCCTTACCTGGCGGAAGGTTCGTCGGTTTCCCGACTATGCGCCGTCAACGGCTGACGGAGGTTTGTTGCGCGAAGTATATCGCGTGTTGGGCGGTTGTCAAACGAAACAGCCCCGCGTGAGGGGCTGTCGTGCGCGTAAGGCCTCGCGCTGATTTGATGGCGGTGTCGGTCACCGCCCTTTGATTGTCGTGCGCCAGAGCCTTGCGCGGTGCTGTGCGCGGTTTCCCGCGTTGCCATTCGGCAATATGCAGCGTCTGGGGCTAGACGCGTGTTAGATGCCAGAAGTATATCAAACAACACAACCCCGCGTGAGGGGTTGGTCAGGCAACTTGCCCAGATGCCTACGGACGAATCCGCGTGCGCCTATCGTGCCCTGGCGCGGGTCAACGGTGATGAGCCGTTTCAGCCTTGTCAGACTCCGCGGAGCTTGACTCGGCCCACGCTGTGCGTGTCTGCTGATGGGCAGCAGGAGTGGAAACGATACCACGCATGCAACGGCTGTCAAACAAACGCGGCCCGGGACTTTCGTCAACCAGGCCGCGCTTCCGGGGGCTAAATTGTCGGGTCGCGCCGCGCTTGGCGGCTCCAACCGCCTCGCCTCGTCAGAGAGGCACGCCCGACGAGAACATGGTATACTGCCGGCAGAGCGGCTGCAACTGCTCGACAACTCAAGGCCGACGGTGGGGCGGGTCAGTGTGCAGCCGCTCCCCGCCCCACCCCGGTCGTTTCGAGGCGCTTATGGCGACGAATTACCCGTGGTTCCCGTTCTATGCGGCCGACTGGACGCTGTCCGTGGTCGGGATGAATGCCACCCAGCGCGGGATCTACATCTCGCTCCTCGCCTACCAGTGGGCGAACGGATATGCACCCGCTATGCGCGAGCAATGCGCTCGCATTGCGGGCGCACACCCGATGCAGGACGAAGATTGGGATGCGGTGCGCGTCAAGTTTGCCGTCGATGGCGACCGAATGCGGAACCTTCGGCTCGAAGAATGCCGCGGTGTGTGTAAGTCACGCTCTGACAACGCGAAGCGAGCGGCGGCCGCTTCATGGGAGAAGCGAGCGCATAGCGACCGCAATGCGACCGCAATGCAGTCGCAAAGCGACGGCAATGCTAGTCAGAGTCATAGTCATAGTCACATATCTCAATCCCCCCCTACCCCCCCTTCGAGGAAGGGGGGGAGGAGGAGAGGGAATGATTCACTCCCGTTCTAGGAGAACCCACCATGCCTGACCACGAAGCGTTCCTTGAAACCAAGAAGCTCATGCACCGACTCTGGCCGAAGTGGAAAGCCGACGATGAGCTCGCGTCGCTGCTCAACAGCCGATGGCTGCACCTCGACCAGGACAAGCTCCGCGAGTGCATCCGATCCCACCGATTCGACCGCAACACCATCCCCGACGTGACCGCGATCCACAAGGCGTACTGCCGCATCACCGGCGGGAACTACGCGGATGTTCCGACCCCGCAACCGCGCCGCTATGCGCTCGAGCATGGACCGACCGAACAGGATGTCGCAGACTGGCAGGGGTGGGCCGACGAACTGCTGGCGACGGCGACGGCGACAGAACTGGCACACTGCCGCGAGCGGCTTGGCCTGCTGTCACTCCAGACCGACACGCCAGGGCAGCGCCGCGTTACTGCCATCGCCATTGAGTATTGCCGCAAGAATCCACAGGTTCCGTAACACGCAACGGTAAACTGCCGCCATGCGACGGCGGCAACACCCCATCCTCCTCGCCAACATGGATGACTGCCTTCTCGGCGTCATGTACCCCAAGGCCACCGACCGAGCAGGAATACCCGTCGCCGTATACTCAGCCGACATGATCGCGGCACGCCTGCGCGATCAACACGACATGTCCATCGGCGAAGCTCGCACCTTCGTCACCGACAACATCGAAACCAACGAACTCGGACCCGGAACCCCGCGCCTGATCTGGGCCGCAACGAGCGAAGATTTCGGCGAACCCGTGTGCAAAGCCTGATATACTGCGGGCAATGGATATCCATTCGTATGACGATTTCAAGGCGGCCGTCACCACGGCCGTGGTGTCGCAGGGACGCACCCGTAGCCAGGTCGCACGCGACCTCGAACAGCAAGGCAGGCTCCGCGCACATACCGTGATGTGCCTGCTGTCCACCGCGCCCGTCATCGGGAAGCGAACCGCCACCTTCGACTCCGCCATCACACTCGCCGATGCCGCAGGACTCCGCATCACCCTCACCCCGAAGGAATCCGCCTAATGCCAAGCAAGTCACCCGGGCAGCGCAGAACTATGGCGGCCGCTGCGCATTCGGCAGCATTCGCCAAGAAGGTCGGCATCCCCATGTCCGTCGCCAAGAAGTTCAACCGCGCAGACGTGAAGGCAAAGGGCAAGAAGCGCAAGTGACCAAACTCGCGGCCTACGGTGAGAACGGCCGCCGCGTCGGCGAAACACACCACAATGCCACGATCCCCGACGAAGTCATCCAAGAGATCCGAGAGCTCCACGAAGAGCACCGATGGGGCTATCGTCGCATCGCCAAAGCCCTCGGACTCCGCTGGACCACCGTCAGCAAGATCTGCCGCTACCAGCGCCGCGCCTCTCTCCCCGCCGACTGGAAACGCCCTCGTCAAGCGAAAGATAGGCCGGCCGCCTGAAGCCGTGCCTGAACACCACGCAGCCGACCTCATCGCGTGGCTGTCCAACGGCAAGCCACTCCGCGAATGGTGCAGGCAGCCCGGGAACCCGGAATGGCGCACCGTGTACCACTGGATGGACAAGGACGAGGACTTTGTGGCACGCATCGCACGCGCACGCGAGGACGGCCACGACGTGATCGCCGACCAGTGCGTGACCCTTGCCGACACGCAGCCCCTTGACCAGGTTGAGGTTGCGTGGCGCAGGCTTCAGGTCGAAACCCGCCTGAAGCTCCTCGCCAAGTGGAACCCCAAGAAGTACGGCGACCGACAGCAGCTCGAGCATGGCGGCGGGGTCATCCTGAACGTCATCACGGGCGTCCCCGATGCGTAAGACCATCCGCCTCGGCTACGAGCCTCGGGAATGGCAGCGGCGGTGCCACCTCGAGCGCCGGCGGTTCACCGTCCTCGCCCTGCACCGACGCGCCGGCAAGACCGAACTCGCCCTCATGGAACTCCTCCACCGGGCGGTGAAGTGCCAGTCGGATCTCGGATTCTTCGTGTACGTGGCCCCGTTCTTAAAGCAAGCCAAGGCCATCGCTTGGGCGCGACTGAAGCAGAAGATCGACCCATTCATCCGCACCGGGTCCGTGGACGTGAACGAGGCCGACCTCGCCGTCACGTTCAAGTCGAACAAGGCCACGATCCGACTGTTCGGCGGCGACAACCCCGACGCCTTGCGCGGCGTGCGCCTTGATGGCTGCGTCATCGACGAGGTCGCGCAGATCAAGCCCGAAGTATGGGAGGCCATCATCCAGCCCGCCCTCTCCGACCGCCGCGGCTGGGCGCTGTTCATCGGCACCCCCGCCGGGATCAACCTGTTCAGCGAGCTCTACTACCGCGCCGCAAGCGGCTCCCTCGAGGACTGGTATGCGGCGAAGTACACGGTCTACGACACCGACGCGCTCGCGCCAGACGAGGTCAAGCGCCTTGAGCGCGACATGCCCGAGGCCGCGTTCGCACGCGAATACCTGTGCGACTTCAGCGCAGCAGGCGACGATCAGCTCATTGCGCTTGCCGACGCCGAGAACGCCGCGCAGCGCCAGTACCAGGACGGCGACATCATCGACCAGCCGCTCATCGTCGGCGTAGACCCGGCCCGGTTCGGGGATGACCGCAGCGTGATCGTCCTGCGCCAGGGGCTCCGCATGGAGCCGCCCATCGTCCACCACGGCATCGACAACATGGCGCTCGCCGCAGCCATCGCCAACGTCATCGAGGACCGCGACCCGGACGCCGTGTTCATCGACGCCGGGGCTGGCGCTGGCGTCATCGACCGCCTACGGCAGCTCGGCTACGACGTGACCGAGGTCGCGTTCGGCGGCAAGGCGACCTACGCCAACCTGTTCGTCAACAAGCGCACCGAGATGTGGTGGGCCATACGCGAGTGGATACAGGCGGGCGGCTCGATCCCGAACGACATCACGCTGAAGCAGGAAATCAGCACGCCGATCTACTGGTACGACGCCGCCGGCAAGCGCGTGCTTGAGTCGAAGGACGAGATCAAGAAGCGGCTCCAGGGCGGCGGCAGCCCGGACATGGCCGACGCGCTCTGCCTCACGTTCGCCTACCCGGTCGCCAAGATGCTGCCACGCGAGGTGCGCGAGCGTATTGACACGCGACCGACCGACTACGACCCGTACGAAGAGATCAGTACCCGTAACCGCTAGACGGAGGTCTACAGTCATGGTCAGGCAGGCAACCGAGCAGGACATCGACCAATTGACCGCAATGGCCCGCGATTTCATCGGCTACAGCGCGTACGGCACGATGATCGAGCCGTCCGACGATGACATTCGCACGGGCATTTCGGCCATCGTCCGCTCCGGCGGCATGTTCGTCGCGGAGGTCGAAGGCAAGGTGGTTGGGGCCATCGCGGGCGCAATCGCGCCCATGTGGTTTGCGCCGAGCATCCCATGCGCCATTGAACTGGCGTGGTGGGTGGACCCAGCTCACCGCATGACGCGCATCCCGTTCCGCCTCATGGCGGCGCTCGAGGGCTGGGCCAAGGACGCAGGCGCAAGATTCTTGTGCATGAGCGAGCTCGTCGTGGACGGCGAGACGCCCATCGCCAAGATGCTTGCACGCATGGGTTACGTCAACACCGAACGTTCGCACGTCAAGGAGATCTGACATGGCAGCGATTTCGTCCATCCTCGCAGGCATCGCAGCGGGCGCAGCAGCCGCCGGAACCGGGTACGCCATCGTCGCCGGCGAGCGTGGCGCGTCCATGCAGCAGCAGGCGATGGGCCAGCAGAAGCAGGCGCAGGACGCCGCAGCCGCCCAGGCTCGCAGCCAACAGCGCCGCAGTCAGCAGGCGATGGCAGCCGCCAACCGCGCCGAGCCCGCCGTCGCCGACATCATGGGACGTGCCGCCGCCGAGATGGGTGGAGGCCCCTCGAGCACCATGCTCACGGGACCGATGGGCGTGAACCCGCAGGATCTCCAGCTCGGCCGCACCTCTCTCCTCGGGGGATAAATGAGCGAGTACACCGGAGACAACTCGTCGTATCCCGGCGCTCCCACGCGGGATCGACTGTTCACCCGGTGGGGCCAACTCAAGAGCGAGCGTGCGTCCTGGTACGCGCACTGGCAGGAACTCACCTCCTACATCCTGCCGCGCAATGGTCGCTACTTCCGGCAGGACCGCGACCGCGGATACCGCCGCCACAACAACATCTACGACTCGACCGGCACCCGCGCCCTGCGCGTCCTCGGCGCGGGCATGATGTCGGGTGCAACATCGCCGGCACGGCAGTGGTTCCGCCTTGCCACGCCGGACCCGGAACTCAACTCCTACGACCCGGTCAAGCTCTGGCTCGATGACGTGACCAAGCGCATGCAGCGCGTGTTCCAGAAGTCGAACACCTACAACGCGCTGCACCAGATGTACGAGGAGCTCGGCACGTTCGGCACCGCAGCCACCATCCTGCTCCCCGACTACCAGAGCGTCATCCACCACTACCCGCTGACCTGCGGCGAGTACTGCATCTCAACCGACGCAAAGGGCCGCGTCTGCACGCTGTACCGCGAGTTCGAGATGACCGTCTCGCAGGTGGTCAAGGAGTTCGGACTCGAAAAGTGCAGCGTGTCGGTGCAGAACATGTACCGCACCGGGAACCTCGACCAGTGGGTGCCCGTGATCCACGCCATTGAGCCTCGCGCCGACCGCGACATCGGCAAGCGCGACGCCAAGAACATGCCGTGGGGTTCGTATTACTTTGAGGTCGGCGGCGAGGAAGGCGTGTTCCTGCGCGAGAGCGGGTTCCAGTACTTCCCGGCGCTCTGCCCGCGCTGGTCGGTAGTTGGCGGCGATATCTACGGCAACAGCCCCGGCATGGAGGCGCTCGGAGACATCAAGCAGCTCCAGCACGAGCAGCTCCGCAAGGCGCAGGCCATCGACTACCAGACCAAACCGCCGCTTCAGGTGCCGGCGTCCATGAAGAACCGCGACGTGGAGACGCTCCCGGGCGGGGTGTCGTACTACGACGGGCAGTCGAACGGGATCAAGACCGCGTTCGAGGTCAACCTGAACCTCCAGTACCTGCTGAATGACATCATGGACTGCCGCGAGCGCGTGCGCGGGTCGTTCTACGCCGACCTGTTCCTGATGCTCGCCAACACGCCGAACACCCGCATGACGGCCACCGAGGTCGCCGAGCGCCATGAGGAAAAGCTCCTCATGCTCGGGCCTGTCCTCGAGCGCCTGCACAACGAGCTGCTGTCACCGCTCGTGGACATCACGTTCACGCGCATGGTGGCGTCTGGGGCACTGCCGCCGGCTCCGCAGGAATTGCAGGGAATGGACCTGAACGTCGAGTTCGTCAGCATGCTGGCGCAGGCGCAGCGTGCCATCGGCACCAACGCCGTGGACCGCTTCGTCGGGAACCTCGGGGCCATCGCCCGCATGAAGCCCGACATCCTCGACAAGTTCGACCAGGATCAATGGGCCGACGTATACGCCGACATGCTCGGCGTGGACCCGTCGCTCATCATCGCCGACAAGGAAGTCGCGCTCCTGCGCGACGCCCGCAATCAGGCGATGGCTGCGAAGGAACAGGCAGCCGCGCTTCAGCAGACCTCGCAGAGCGTCAAGAACATGGCGCAGGCACCGACTGGTAACCAGAACGCGCTGACCGACGTGATGAACATGTTCTCGGGGTACGGATCGCCGTCAGGCGTTGAAGTCTAAACAAAGGAACCACATGCCATATCTCAAGCAGGGTACGAACTTTCTCTACGACAATACGACTAACGACATCGTCGGCGTCAAGGACGCGGACGGAGGCGAGAATTACTTCCCGATCATGCGGAACGAGCCGACCTACGCCGGCGCGACCGCAGCCGTGTCAATCGTCGCTCCTGCGGCGACGTTCACTACGTTGAGTTACGAGGACAGCAGCGGCAGCGTGCGTCTGACAAGTGCCGGCGTCCACGGCCTCACGAATGCTGTCGCGCAGAACAAGCTTGTTCGCGTCACTTGGGCTAGCGGTACCGGCGTCAACGGCCTGTACACGGTCACCGATGTCAGCGCGGCTACTACGAAGATCACCATCAACTATCCGCACGCCGCTGGCCTCGGCACCCCGACCGTGACGGTTGTCGGCAATGACATCACTATGGTGTCGGCGACCATCCCGGCGAACGCGATCAAGCCCGGAATGGAACTCGAGATCGACGCGCTATTTGCGATGACGGGAAGCGCCAACAACAAGACCCTCAAGGTCAACATCGGCGATGCTGGATGGTATTCGCAGGCGGTTGCCGGATCGAACGTGAGTGTGTCCCTTGATAAGCAGGCGTGGGCGAACACGGCCACGACCCTGGTCTCGAACGCCCTCGCGGCACCCGGACACGGTGCGTCAACTGGCGCGAACGTCACCATGACCCCGACTGGCGGCTTTGGCATCGCGCAGACGTTCGCCATCACCGGGCAGATTGCGACCGCCAACGAGTTCATCACGCTCGAGGCATGGAATCTCAAGATCACCAGCACGTGACAGTACCCGTAAACATTAGTTACAGGGATACAGTCCAACCGTGAGCAATTACGACCCCCTCGACCTGCGGGGCCAGGAGCGCGACAGAGCCGACAAAGAGCTCCGTGAGCGTCTGGAACGGCAGAACGAGGAGGCCGACGTGAAGTGGCTCATGTCCAGCAAGCG